AAGTACTTATGACAGATAAAGAGATTGTTGATTATGTTACCGATCTGCTGAACCATCATCTTATCGTTTGGATAGACCAGGATGGTAACTATCAACTGAAAGCAACGAAGAAAGAACTGTATAAAGCCATATATGATCTTCGCACGATCATAAACAAAGAAAGGGAAACATGAACTATATAACGAAAGAGCAGAAGGAAATGCTCATGCAAGAGTTATACACCAACAAATCATTTCCAAGGATAGCGAGGAATGTAGGGGTGGGTGTTGCGACAGTTAAAAGGTATGCCAAACGGTTAGGGATTCGCCATACGTTTGGGGGAAGGTTAAAAGCATGAGAATAGAACCACCAAACATTCGCTACGAGCATGTATTTGTAATACTTCAAGATGGCAAGACAAGACAATATGACAATGCGACTATCTATCTATTCGACAACCAATTAAGCGTTGTTGCAAAGGAAGGGAAAGCGATCTTCAACTTCAACAATATCGTTGGAGTGCAATGCTATGAGGTGGTGCGATGAACGAACAGATCTCCCTGTTTGCTGAAGAAGAAAGAACAACACAATGGAAACTAGCTGACAGGATCTGCGAAGAGTTCAACAAACTGGACACGGTCTTCAAAGATAAATTCTTTGTATCAAGATGTGTACTGTGCCAATGGACTCATGTGCCAAAGAAATACAAGACATTGGAGATCTCCATATCAGCGTATGGGGTCAGTTCAGAAAACTCGTTCATGCAATTCGGTGGCGATAGGGAAAGCCAGTTGAACATCAACAACATTGCATATCTATCCGACTATGTTGGGGAACTGTGCAAGGATAAAGACTTCTCGCTGACCATAACGCCTTGGAGCATCTATATCTACTATGATGCCTTTGAAAGAAAGAAGATAAAGCTATGACAGTATGGGAATTAGAGTCTCTGTGCCTTCAAAAGCTAGAGGATGAACAATTGTCCACCCAAGAGCGAAACGCTTGGCTAAACGCCTTAAATGGAGCGAGGGAGAGCATTAGAGAGATAAAGAAACTACACGATGATATTTTCTACGGAAGAGTCAATATGTGTGACCGATGCAGAAAGAAAGACCACAACTGCACCAATGCAGACTGCCTAAAGGAAATATCAAGGAAGTACAGAGTGGACGGCATCAAAGTAGAGTCTCACCAAGCCAACGAGCAAATGTCTCTGTTCTAGTGGTATCATGAAGAAAAAGAGAGGGATCACAATGTTTTTATTCAATCTATTCAAGAAGAAGGAAGAGCATATTGAGGAAAGACCGAAACCCATCGCAGTCAATGGGATGGTCTATCCTGATGATCAAGAGAGAATCGAAGACTTCGTGAATTATTACAAGCGAGACTTCAACAAGGATGAAACCTACCAGTTATCAGCAAAGGAACTGAAAGAAGACCACGAAGGGGAACGAATATATAAATACTATCCGTTCAAACTGGACTACAAGATCGAGGGCAACGATGTCCTTGCCGAACTTAAAGGTGAATATGTAAAGATCGGAACATTGACCGATGAGCAGATAGAATATATCAATTCACATAACTCATGGTTAAGACTCTACCAGAACGAATACAAGGAAGTATGGGACACGATCGATCACGTTGAGGATGATCCGTTCTTCGGATTCTTTACCAAGGATAAACCGGCAAGGAAGAAGAAAACAAACGTGTGAAATATTCCATGAATTAAGTGATAATCTAGTATTGTAAAAGAATCTCGAAAGAGATTCTATCTTTTTCTAACGGGCAGAGTTCTCCCTTTCTTCTCTGCCTTTTTTAATTATGACAATCAAAGAGTTCTACGGCAGTAAAGCATGGAAGCAATGCAGAGAAGCCTACAAGAAGAGTGTGGGTTATCTCTGCGAGGAATGTCTCAAGCAAGGACGGATCAGTCCGGCAGAAGATGTTCACCACATAAAGAAGCTGACACCGCAGAACGTAAGCGATCCGAATGTGTCTCTGTCATTCGATAACCTTATGGCGTTGTGCAACAGGTGTCATGACAGGATGCATTCCAGAGCAAAGCGGTATAAAGTGGATGAGTTTGGGCGAGTAACTCCCTTGGAGTGATCCCCCCTAATGGGAAAAAGGGGGAGACCGCAGTCCACCGATTGCCCTACTTAAATTCAACCGATTTGATCCCACAAAGGGGGTGTTGCACCTAAATGCCAAGAACTAACGATATAAAACAGAGGATTGATGAACTTAAAAGTTTTTATTCCTCGTTATCTGCGGAAAAGATGTCTCTTGCTCTTCCGCTGATCCAGAATGCCGTCTTTATCGAATTCCAGATGAAGGATCTTCAGGCAATCATCACGAAAGAAGGCTATACGGATGAATACCAGAACGGCAACAACCAATTCGGCAAGAAACAGTCAGCAAACCTTCAGGCATACAATGCTTTAGTCAAGTCTTACAACATGATCAACACAAGATTAGAGGGAATGCTGCCGAAGACAACGAGCAAGTCAAAACTGGAAGCCTTGATGGATGAATAACTACATACTTGAAAGATACCAGCGGATAAAAGACGGAACGGACATTGAGGGGAAACACATAACACAATGGTACGAGTATATCGTGAGAGGACTTGAGAAGAAGTCCTTTTTCTTTGACCAGAAGAAAGCCGACAAAGTTATTAAGTACATAGAGAACTTCTGCCACCATCATGAAGGCGATCTCGCACCGAATCTGTTGAAACTGGAACCGTGGCAGAAAGCCGACCTTTCCATTATCTTCGGCATTGTTGATAAAAACGGATTAAGGCAGTTTCGTGAAGTCCTTTATGTCATGGGAAGAAAGTGTGGGAAATCACTCACAGGGGCAGCCTGTTCATCGTACATGACTTTCCTTGATGGAGAGTACGGAGCGAGGATCTATTTCGTTGCTCCCAAGCTAGACCAGGCTAGGATCTGCTACGATGCTTTCTACCAAATGACCAAGGCAGAACCGGAGCTTAACGAGTTAGCCAAAAAGAGAAGGACGGACATATATATCGAGTCAACCAACACATCGGTTCAGCCGTTGGCATTCAATGCCAAAAAGAGCGATGGTCTCAATCCGCATTTAGTGGTCTGCGATGAACTTGCAGCATGGCAAGGAGACCAGGGAATCAAACAGTATGAGGTCTTGAAGTCTGCTTTGGGGGCAAGAAAGCAGCCGATGATATTAAGCATCACAACGGCAAACTACGTTGACGGCATCTACGATGAACTGATGAAACGGTCAACGGCAGTATTAAACGGAACAAGCAAGGAAACAAGACTCGCACCGTTCATCTACCAGATCGATGATGTCAACAAGTGGAACGATATAAACGAACTGAAGAAAGCAATGCCGAACCTTGGTGTGAGTGTTTCAGTCGATTATATGCTTGAGGAAATCGCCATCGCAGAAGGATCTCTTTCCAAGAAAAGCGAATTCCTTACGAAGTACTGCAATGTGAAGCAGAATTCGGCAACGGCTTGGCTAGATGCACAGACGATTGAAAAGTGTGTCCGTGAACCTCTTAAACTTGAGGATTTCAAAGGATGCTATGGAGTTCTTGGAATTGACTTGAGTAGATCGACCGACCTTTCTTGTGCGGTCTTGCTGATCGAACGAGACGGAATCATAAACACGTTCGCTCGGTTCTGGCTGCCGACAAACAAGATCGAAGAAGCCACCGCACGAGACGGTCTTCCTTATCAGCAGTACATCCAGAGAGGTTTCCTCTATCCGAGTGGGGAGAACTTTATAGACTATCAGGATGTTTTCAACTGGTGCAAGGAACTGATCGAGAAGTACAAAATCTATGTATTAGAAGTGGGGTACGATAGATATTCCGCACAATACCTAGTGAACGATTTAAAGCAATACGGTTTCCATTGCGATGATGTCTTCCAAGGTTGGAACTTATCCAACATCATCTATGAGACCGAAGCGAGAATGAAAGACGGAGTCATCAACATCGGTGACAACGATCTTCTTAAAATACACTTTTACAATTCAGCCTTGAAGATCAACACCGAGAACGAGAGGTGTCAGTTGGTAAAGGTTGAACCGAGAATGCACATAGATGGCATGGCATCCATGCTGGATGCAATGTGCATGAGAGACAAATACTGGAATGAAATTGGTCGGCAGTTGACCAACGAAAGGAGATCCTGATGGGATTATTTTCATGGTTGTTTCCTAAAGAAGAACCAATAAAACTAAAGAACACCGAACAGTTTAAACTGTTGACCGCATACGAACCGATCTTCCATGATCACATCGGTTCTGTTTATGAATCGGCTTTAGTCCGTTCGGCAATCGAAGCAAAGGCAAGACATATCTCAAAACTGAAAGTCGAGCTTCAGGGCGAAGCACAACCGAACCTTAAAGCGAGAATCAAACACAAGCCGAATGACTGGATGACCTATCCGCAGTTTTTGGCAAGGTGTTCGACCATTCTGGATTGTACAAACAATCTGTTCATCGTGCCGGTGCAAAACGAATATTTAGAGACCATTGGGTTCTTTCCTGTTCTGCCAGAACGTGTGAAGCTGATCGAAGACACCAAGGGGAAACTGTGGCTTCGTTATACGTTCAAAAATAATCAAACCGGCATCGTTGAGTTCGACCGTTGTGCCTATTTGAACAAACACCAGTTCAAGAGTGATTTCTTCGGTGAATCCAATCATGCTTTACGTTCCACGATGGATCTCATTGCCATCAATGAGCAGGGCATCGAGGAAGCAGTCAAGAATTCCGCTTCTTACAGATTCATGGCAAGGGTGAGCAATTTCACCTCGCCTGAAGATCTTGCCGAGGAAAGAATGAGATTCTCAAGAGAGAACCTGAAAGCAGAGAACGGCAATGGCGGTCTGTTACTGTTCCCAAATACATACACAGACATCAAGCAGTTAGAGAATTCACCTTATACGCCTGATGAAAAACAGATGCAGATGATCAAAGACAATATCTTCGATTACTTCGGCATCAACGAGGATGTAATACAAGGCAAAGCGGATTCCGATCAGTTGGATGCCTTTTTTAATTCCGCAATTGAACCGTTCGCCATCGCATTGAGCGAAGCTCTGTCTAAAGCCATTTATACGGAACGTGAGCGGTCTTTTGGGAATCATGTGTATGTCAATGCCAACAGACTGCAATATATGTCACAGACGGCAAAAGTGACCGTAGCGAGAGACCTTGGAGACAGGGGAATCCTTACGATCAACGAAATAAGAGAGTTATTCAATTATGCTCCGCTGCCGAACGGAGATGTTGCCTACATAAGGGGCGAATATAAACCAATCGAAGAGGAAGGAGATTCCAATGACGGAACTGATGGACAAGAAAATTGAAAACGGTAGAGAATACCGATCCATGATGATGGATGTCGCAGATGCCGAAGACTACATGGTTGAAGGATATGCGACAACATTTGATGATCCTTATCATCTCTACAACACAACAGACAGAAACGGAGATGAAGTCGAAGTGAAGGAAGTAGTCAGCAGAAATGCTTTCGACAACACCGACATGAGCGATGTCATCTTCCAGTATGACCATGAAGGTCGAGTCTTTGCGAGGTTATCAAACAAAACGATGACCTTGGAAGCAGATGAGCATGGTCTCAAAGTTCGTGCCTATTTAGGCGGAACGGAAATCGGTAGAAACCTTTATGAAGAGATTAAAGGTGGCTATACAGACAAGATGAGTTTCGGCTTCACGGTTGCCAAGGATCATATGTCTTTCAATGATGGTGCATACATTAGAAGCATCGATGCCATTGGGAAGCTCTATGATGTTTCAGCCGTAA